GTCAGAAAAGGCATTCGTTTCTCTAAGTACTTCGAAGCAGTTGAGCTTGGTATGAAAGAAGATATCATCTCAGAAGCTGGTGTTGAAGTCAAGAAGCATGTCGAATCATTGACAGAGGAAGTTCAGATCCAGAAGGATAAAGTTTCCGCACTATTCGAAAGAATGGTAGAAAACTCAAAGCAGTTTAAAGATGAAACAATGAAGCGTAGGTTATTTGAGGAGATCGCTCAGTATCCCGATAGCATCCGTGAAGTAATGGCGAAGATCGCCGACACAAGTGTAGATTATGACAGACTAAATGAAGACAATATAGAAGATACTGTTACAGGTATCGCAGACTCAGTTAAAAAGGCGATGAAGAAGAGACAAGTCATCAATGAAGATGACAAACCTGCCCAAGGTAAGGGTCAAATTGACGTCCCAATTGTAGAGGACGCTGGCCCCGGGGTACCTGCTGACCCAGATGTATCAACATATGATGCAATTCTGGAGTCTTCAGCGCCACATTATGACTAATAAGTGCAATGATTTGCGCGTAGTTTGTAATATTTACAGTTTCACTTATAAATAATTACAATAACAATTACAATTTTGTCAGGAGAATCATGATGGGAACACCTTATGATAAGTTAAATCCAAAAGCCATTGCTAAGAAATGGCAACGTGTTCTCGATTTTGAGCGCTACGATCCAATTAAGGATCAGACAGTACGTGAAAACGTTGCACTCATGCTCGAAAGCACATCGCGGTACCTTAATGAAAAGGTATTTGCTTCAACGGCCGGTGGTGGATCAACACCTGGTGCCGGCGATCTTGGTACTGACTTTCCGAAGCTTGCAATTCCGCTTCTTCGAAGAGTTATGCCTGGTTTGATCGCAAACGAACTCGTTGGAGTTCAGCCAATGACAGGACCTGTTGGTCTTGCATTCGCACTCCGTTTTGTATACGGATCAGCAGCATCAGGCGCTTACACTGAAGGTTCTTCAGCTGAAGCAGTCTGGGCAATTCAGCAGGGTGCAGTTCTTAATAACAAGCAGCCTGTTGTTGGATCAAGTTCAGCCTATGTAACAACAGGTTCTGAAGGTTGGTCAAGTCCTGTACAAGACATGAAACTCACAATTGCACAAGAGCAATTGTCAGCTGGTTCACGTAGATTGCGTGCATCATTCAGCTTGGAAGCAGCACAAGACGTCAAGGCGCTTCATAACCTTGACATCGATGATGAGCTAACGAACTTGCTCACATACGAAATCCAAGCAGAAATCGAGCAAGAATTGATCTACAACATGATGCAGCAAGGCGCTAATGGCTTCTTCGCTGTTTCAGCTGCAGGCGGATTCGCAGGCACACCAGCAGCTTCACTTCCAGCCGGCGTTACATGCGCTGTTTCTGGAGTTCCAGTGGAGCAAGTTGCAGAAAATGCTACAACAAACTTCGATAACAACGAATTCTATATGTATCGAGGTATTTGGACACGTGTTGCAAAGGCTATGAACCATGTAGCAGTCCAAACTCGTCGTGGTCCAGCTAACTGGATCATCTGTTCACCGAAGGTTCTCACAGCCCTTCAAAGCATCACGAACTTCCTTATTTCACCAGTTCCTAATGACATTGACTTTGCTAACGTTGCAGCAAAGAAAGTTGGTTTCATTAATAACGGTCGAACAGCTGTCTATCTAGATCTCTTTAATACAATCAGTTACTTTGGTGGTGTTACTGGTGGATCAGCACAGTCTTACGACTACTGCTTGGTGGGATACAAAGGTGCATCTGAGCTAGATGCCGGAATCTTCTACGCACCATACGTACCAGTTCTTCTAGTACGTGCGCAAGATCCTGACACATTCGCACCGCGTCTCGGAGTTATGAGCCGATACGCAGTTGCAAATAGCTTGCTCGGCGCATACAGGTATTACTACCTACTTAGATTCAGCTTCGACGGCACAGTTCTTAGTGGCTAATCTCAAGTTTCACTAACAGCTTGATAATACAACGAAGGGGAGCGAAAGCTCCCCTTTTTGTTGCACTTTTTGCACTTAAGAGATAAATATAATTAATATCGTGTAAGGTTAGGAGTGCATAGATGGCAGTAAAGACAAGAACAACACTTAAAAGAGAACTTTTAGTTGCGTTTGGGCATCCAACTATTGTTGTTGAACTAGAAGATCCACATCTAAATCTGTCAGTCGACAGAGCAATCGATATGTATCACAAGTTCGCATATGGTAAAGGTGTCATACGTGACTATCTTGCGCTTCAAGTTTCTGCTGGCAGTGGTACATATGCATTACCAGATGAAGTTAAAGATATCGTTTCTCACTATTATGGATTTGATCCAATTATGGGTAACGTATCAACGCTTTTCACATTTGAAAACGTCATGTGGAATGCGGGAGCACTTAATGTTTGGAACTGGGGTCACTTTGGGCTTGTAACTTATGAGCTTGCAATGCAGTATCTTAACACTATTGAACAAAGAATTCCTTCCAAATACTCAATCATTGTAAATCCAGAAGAACATACAGTCACAGTGTCACCGACACCTGAGATCAACACATATCTATTTATGGAGACATTTAGGGAAGTTGCGACATCCGCTTTATATGACCAGCCATGGATATTTGACTGGTCAAAGGCTGAGATGATGGAACAGCTTGGACATATTCGAAGCAAGTTCCAGTCGCTACCTGGGCCGGGAGGTCAGATCCTACTTAATGGAAGGGATCTACTCCGACAAGCAGCTGAAGAAAAAGACCGACTACGAACAGAGTTGATTACTCAAGAGTCTCAACCTGTTATGTGGCGAATAGCGTAAGGGGGTTTTTAGTGGGCAAACACAGATGATGGCAGAGATTACACAGCAGAATTAATGTTTCATGCTGAAGATAAGAAGTCTGAATCTGGCAAGCCTGTAACTAGAGGCGAAATTGGAACTATTCTTCAAGGTTTCGGAGTATCAAGTAATGGTGAGTATATTTCACACTTTAAGGATGTTCTTTCAAAAGCCGGTCACTCAGTAGTTTAAGCCATGACATTTGACTTATATAAGAACGCGGAAGCGGATAAAGAATATATCCGTCGACTCGCTGAAGAGCAAGTAAGCATTGCTGGCACTGAGATCAAGTACTTTGCTGTTGACTTAGAAGCATGGGAAGGTCACACTGAAGACTCAGCATTTATGGGTGAATCAGGGAAGATTACTTTTCTTGAGCCATTCGTTATCAGGGGCATTTTAATACAGCCACCTGAAGCAGCAAAGATGTGGGCAGCAATGGGTCTCTTTACAATGGACAATGCAAACATTTCATTTGTGAAGCGGACTATTCTTAATGAGTTAGGGAGACGACCTCTCCCAAGAGATAGGATTGTCCTCGGATACAATGAGTCAATGTTTGAACTATCAGAAATACTTGAAGAACCCCCACAAACATTATTTGAAATTTTCTATCTTAACATTAGAGTTAAGAAAGTTGTTGAAAGTTACGAAGATCCTGATACATTATTTGCACAGCTTATGTATCAAGAGGGTAACGAAAACGTAGAAGAAGGAATTAATACAATCTTGACAGGGGGTCCTGGATATACTTCTGCTATGATTGAGGTTGCTCAGAGTGGTACAGGACTTCAGAAGTCTGAAGATGATATTTTTGGGAGATACTAATTATGCGCGGGCATAGAGATTTAATTTTTGAATATACACAAGTTCTAGAACGGGATCGGCCAAAAGCTGATCCCAAAGGTCACTATGTGACATTGCTTCATGGTGCACTTGATGATGTGGGAGATCTTGACTTTAATGATGCATTTGACATGCTTAAGAGTCATGGTGCATCTGATGAACATGCATACCATGCACTATCAACTGTTGGAGTCAAGGGTGTCCCTACACGAATTAGAGAGGGAGATGATAAGCTACATCGACACCAGGTCGAAAGAGCTGGACTCATCGGTGAGCTTATGGGACATCTTAAATATCATCATCAAAAAGATGAAGGTATTATGGAAAAAATTAATGCCATTGAAGCACATGACAAAAAGACTCCCTATAATTGGCTAAAAAAGAATGAAGCATATAGTGCAAACCCTCCATTGAAAGATGATGAAGAGGTAGAGGGTGAACCTGAGTTTGCAAAACATGTGAGACGATTAACTAAAGAAGATGAGAGAAGAGAAGCAGATCATCTATCACCATGGGATGCTATTAAAGCTAGTGAGTCATGGGAGGGTGGAGAAGATGACCTTGATTCTGATGATGACGCTGAAAGCATGTTCCAACCTGTTACAAAAGATCAAGATTACAATGCACCTGATACATATGCTTATGATGCATATGACGCTGAGCAAGCAAATCGTAAAGCTGGTGATGAAGCTGCAATTGCAGCCTATGATGCACATATGAAAACTAAGATACGAAATGAAGCTGAGGTTGGTGAACTCGATCAACAAATGGGCGCTCCTCCTACAGAAATTCCGATTGATCACACAGAAGAAAAGATATTTATTCAACAAATGAGAGACGCTGAAAAAGCAAGGCTTCTATATTACAAAGAGCTAGAAAGTATTGTAGCTCAAACAGCAAATACATCGCCACACCTTGCAAGTATGGCTGTCAAGGGTCAATAATACATGGCAACAGCACCGAAGTATCACTATGGTCGATCAATTAGAAAGACTACAATTCAATTGCTTGACCTCTTTAACCAATTTGTTATCAAGCGATATGAGTTATCAGCAGGATCATATCAAGTCAGTGCCACAGATACTCTTATGGTACCTATCCGATTTGGTCCTAAAGAAAAGCTTCATGAAGACTTGCTTGCTGGAGAGGTAACAGGTAACGTCACTCAAAACTATTATCATCCATTGCTTCAATTGCCAATGATGATTCTTTCGTTTCACGGAGTCCAGTATGATCCGACGAGATGGAGAGCTCCATTCCAAAGTGTTTATTGGCAGATTGAGGGACCATCTGGAGCAACATGGACAAAAGCAGGAATGCCAATTCCTGTTATATTTCAGTATACTTTATCACTTGCTACAAAATATTATGATGAACAGCTTCAACTATATGAACAGATATACGAAAAGTTTTTTCCGAACTTGTATATCTATGGTACACTAAATGAGCTTGGCATTGCTGGATCAGCTGGAGAGCAGGCCAAGCTCCCAGTTCAAATGAATGAGTTCAGGGGTCCTGACTTACAAGAGAAAAGCTTGAAAGAGGGAATGGCAGCCTGGTTTAACACTGATATTTATATGAGTGTCTATGGCTACATATTCAAGTTTCAAGATCCTTCTGGAACTCAAGAACCTATTTATCATGTTGACACAGATGTTCATGCCACCAGTTATGATGACAAAGATACAATGCATGAGAAGATGAAGTTAACTGTGTCAGCTGTTCCATCTGCGATTAATGCAGTTGAACTGTCAGGTTATGAAGCAACAGGTGATTCAGATGGATCATACTATGAGGCATTACAGTATTATGTAATGTCTGGAATATAAGGACAATAATATGGTTACAGGAACAGACTTAGAGAATATCTTCGACATGGTCGGAGAAACAGTCGATGCAGTTACATCTGGAGCAGCGGCTGTACCTGAAAATGGTTCAGCTAAGGGATCAGCGATTGCAGCAATCCTAGATGGAGGACCACCGGAAGGAGCAGCATCTGAAATTGTGGTCATAGAAATTGATGCACAAATTGCAGCTAAATTAAATAAGTATGTACAATCGGGGCTTGCCAAGCTTTACGAAATGGCTGGCGGGGCTGCTGAAAGAATGTGTGAAAGCATTGAAGCTGGAGACACTGATGCCAGAACAATAGAAGGCACAGCTAGACTTGTAGAATCGGCAACGAAAGCTCTTTCTGAAATAAATAGATATAGCATGTTCTTACAAGAGCAGATGGTTGACATGAGAGTCAGAAATGAGATCGAGAATCTGAGGTTGCAAGCTGAAAAGATGAGAACTGAGACTACTAGGGAGGCTCTCCTTAGTGCTCTTGCGGAGGCTGATAATGTTCAAAAAGACAAAGATGCTGATGGAAGCGTGGGACTTCATGACGAAGCCCACGTGGAATAAATCTGCACCACCTTTTGATGTTTTTAAGAATCCATCTAAGAGTGAACTTCATAATCTTATGACACCTGAGCATAGATACTCTGAGCGCACTGACAGAGGTGCAAGGGTGACGGCTTCTGGAGATAACATTCATGCCTGGGGTTGGGATCATGAAATGCATTATAACATTAACAAGCATGAGAAGATGAAGCACTTACATCATA